TTCAAGTGTATTGACAAGGCCAGTTCCTTGAACGCCAGTAAGTGTTACCGTATTACTGTGTTCAAGTGTGCCGATACCTCCAGTACCGACAACACCACTAATCTCAGCTTTTAAATTAACTTGAACAGTATTGACTGTTGCTGTTGCGCTAACACTTTCTAAGACTTCAGTCGGCTGTTCTTCGACTGTATTAACTGAGCCAGTGCCTTCAACCCCATCAACAACAATTAATGAATCTGCATGGGGGATAATGTCGTTTGCAGAACCTGTTGCACTGACGCTGTCTAGAACTTCTGCAACATTGACCTGTACTGTATTGACAGCACCTGTCCCTGCAACACCAGTTGAAATTACTTCACTGATGTCAATTTCAAACCCGCCAGCAACAACCGGAGCAATGGCACCTGTTGCACTGACGCTGTTCAGTACCTCTGATAGATTAACCTGAACAGTATTTACAGCACCTGCGGCTGTTGCTTGGTCAAGGTTACTAACAATAACCTTGCCATAAACGGCTGTCCCGTATACGCCAGTCCCGTAAACGGCGGCATTAACAGTAACAGCCATCGGTTATCTCTTAGGCGATACGGATGACGGCATTCGATGCGTCATCAGCAGGAAATTCAATTGTTAAATCACCAGCAGTTGCAGAGACAGTACCACCAAAGTCGATGACTGCAATTGCTCTATTAGATTTACTGCTGTTGTAGATTAAACACCCATCGGCAGAAACAGTTACATCGGCAAATACTTCATCAGTAAAATCTACGATAGCAGTCGTTCCATCTGTCGAGATAGTTGCACCATCTAAAGTCTGACCACCTGCACTGTAGTTTGTACCTGAAGATTCATCATTTGTGCCCGCAGTCAAAGATGTCCCATCTCCAGTGCTAGTACCATCGTATGTCGTAGTGTTGGCACCGTAGTTTTCCGTTGGCGATGCTTTGATTAATGCAAGCTTGAGTACATCAGTGTCCAAGTCGTGCAGTCCACCCAAAAGTTCTTCTTTGAATGAAGTACACATTGCAGTTGTGATTCCAGCCATGTCTGTTTATTTCCTAGAGAGTTGTTGAATTAGCCGATGTGGGACATGTCTTTCTTCCCATGTGTCAACAAGTATTGCCTCTATACTTGTGTAACCTCTTTCGCACGCCCAATGCATTCTATTGTTTCCGACTGCGCAACGATAATACTCAGAAGCATCAATCGGTTTAGGAAACAGATGGCGATACTTATTAACTTCCATTTCCTGTTTAAATGCGCTTTGATATGTAATGATGATCGGCCAGTCCATGCCGTTCTCATCTAATGATGCCCAAAGCGATTCCGTAAATTCAGGTTTGCCAAGGACAACCGGATCACGCATCCAGAATATATCTTTGATTAAATATATTTTGGATTCATGCTCACTTAGTTTTTTATTAGAATGTAATATCATGTTAGAAATGGCAGGCCACCCTTTCGGGTGACCCGTCATCCTCTTATTTATGCAAGTTGATCACGGACAACTTCATCGGCAGAACCACCAAGTGCGTCGATGTCCAAAAGGACAGCGAATACACGAATTACACCTTCAGTAGGTGCTGTGGTAGTAGCCTGAAGCTCAAGATCAATTGTATCTTCAGATGCACCGATGATAACTGGAGCGGCACCGTCAGCTTGTGTAGCATAACCTACACCTGAAGACAGAGAAGCTGAGTCATCGTCGATATCAAAAGCAGATACGAAGCGAGTCACGTCAAGACCAGTAACACCCAAGTTAACTGTGTTTCCGTCAGCGGCGGCATCAACAGAAGTTGTTACCTCAAACCCGGCAGTTAAAATCATAGTGTTAGCAGGTACAGTAATCGCCTGAATGATTTCGTCAGCTTCTAAAGCAGTGCCCTTTGCTGTAACAGCGGCGGCAAGGTCAATGTTAGCTTCAACGAAATAAGGCGCACGTGAAGGAGTTGTGCTCGTACCACGAGCGTCAACTGCCAATGTTGAAATAGTTCCAGCGGCCATGATAAGTTCCTCCTATTAATAGCCAGTTTGGTAACGCAATGTTACGATTGACTCTGGACGAAGGATCTTGCGACCATACAGGTGCATACCACGAACGATGTCAGCGAAGCTGTCTGGATCACGGTAAGTCTCAGTCTTGTTGATCTGCTGAGCAGTAGCAACAGATGAGTCATGACCAGCTACGATAACACCATAGTTGGTTGCCTGTGGAGTTGTAGATGCAACAGCAGGACCAGTACCAACTGCAGGAAGGTTGTTAGAAACATATACACGGAAGCCGTGCAAGTTGTTAATAACAAGACCATTTTGCAGGCCACCAGTTTGTCCACCAAAGTCTGAGTTGAACAAGTTAGACTGCTCGTCTTTCAAAGTCTCCAAGAAGACTGGGTCAATGACTAACCAACGACCATTAGTATCTACAAACTGCTGATCCAGCAAACGGCCCATACGAGCGATTGCCTGCAGTGGAGAAATTGATGCCGCTGAAATAGCATTTGCACCCGGTAAGCGTGGAATAATGTCTACAGCTTTACCTGCGCCACTATCTGTAACGCCGAAGTCAACTGAGTCTAACTTCATAGAAGCGAGAAGCTCATCAGATCCAGCAGTTGCTACAGCCTTGGTGCCGTTTACAGTTGTGTTGACAGTGTCGCCAGCAGAATGCAAAGCAGACTGAGCATAACCAGACAGGTAGCCAAGAACTTCTTGGTCATATTGGTCACGCAAACGATACGCCGCACGATCTGTAGCCATCTGCATGAAGTTCACATGTGAGTGCGCTTCTTCAATGTCGTCGATCTTGAATGCGAAGTAGTTTGACTTGTCGATCACAAGAGAGAAATCTTCATCGTCGAGATCTTGCGCTGTGATTTGAGCACCACGAGTGTAAGACTGAACTGAAATTTCAGGCTCTTTAATGATCTTCACTGAATCACCAACATTGGCAATTTCACCGAAGTAGTCGTTGTTAGTAATGTCTTCAACAGTAGAAGACTTACGGAAAGCAAGCTGTACCTGCTTTGAGTAGATTACGGGGCTAAAGTTACCATTAGGCAAATTTCCATAGCCCGCCGCACTTGTAAATGCCATGATGACATCTCCTTATAGTAGCTTAGGGATAAATTTGTCGTAACTTCGCCAGAGGCCATCTAACAGCAGGGTGGTATATTCACCGGCCAAAGTGATCATACGGCCTGCGTAGTTTGGGTGTTCTGTGAAGGTGAAATAAGAATTCCTGCTATTCTAACAACCGGCCAGAAGTTAAAATAACAGTTCATCTTATTTCGGGTTAGGTGTGGGTATCCTTACGGGGCCACAATATTCTGAACATAGTTATATCCAGAAAATTTTATTTGTCAACACATTTTTTAAATTAACGTGCTGATCCACTTAAGTCGTAAACGAACTTACCAGATCGAATTGCTTCAGCAACTTCGTCTGCACGTTTTTCGTATTCAACTGCTGACCAACGGGCAACATCAGATTCCTTAATAAAGGACTTAGATTCATCTCCTTCTGGAGAAGAACGCTGTGACCTTGCGCCAATCGACTTTGCGGCATCTTTGTCCTTAGAGGATTTCTTACCTTTGCTAATTCCTTTATCAGCCTTGTACAAATCAATTGCACGTGAGGCAGACATGGCATCCGTATCATTGTCGTACAACGCTTCTTGAATCCACTTTGGTTGTTCTTCAACCCATGTATGGAATTCATCTGTGTCACGAATCTGTTCAAAGTCAGGATGTATTCGCATCAATTCAGCTTCAGCCTTTTCACGCTGAGCTTCCAACTTCATTTCATCAATAGCTTTAAACTTGCTCTCATAATCAGAAGCAGTCTCGTTTGCTTTCTTCATTGCAATTGTTTCTACAATCTTTGCAACGTCTGGATACTTCTCCATCCAAGCTGAAAGCTCTTCTTCTGATTTGGGGTACTTAAGTTCTTTTTTAGTTGATGCTTCAAGTTGTTGTTTTAATTCATCAATTTGTTTCTGAAGATCATTCTCTTTCTTCTGCGCATGTCGGCGCAAATCGCCGTACCTTTTCTTAAAGGTTTTTTCCTCTGCGCTCTCAGGTTCAGAATCTTCTGATGTTTCATCTAAAGAATCACTTTCAACTTCTTGATTTTCTTCGTCTTCTTCAGAGGGCTTATTCGCTTTGATTAGTGCTTCAAGCTCAGCTTCTTCCTCTTCAATACGCTTTTTATTTGCGTTTCTCTTTCCGAAGCCAGATGCGACTTTTACTTGTTCGACCTTTTCAGTCATTTCGGTTGTGGTTGTAGACATAAGTTCCTCTTTTGTCTGGGGCTAACGGTAGCTTTTGAGGGCGTTAGGTAGCCAGTTAAATAGCGGCTCGATATTAACGAGGTGCCGCAAGACCTCGTTTCTTTTTACTTGGACGATTTACCATGCGCACAACCTCTTCGTATTGAGGGCCAAACGCATCTCTCATTATTTTTGAAGCCTTTGAATTATGCAAGAATTCTCTAATTACTTGTTTATCTTTTTCTTCTAGAAGAGAATATTGTTTCTGTATCTCAGCAAAAAATTCTTCAGTAAATTGCATTATTATTCCCCCCATCCATCTGAGCCACGGTCACCACCAAAAGAGTCGCTTGGGCCATCATCTGATGGATCACTTCCCGGACCATCGTCATCCCTTCCGCTACCCCGATCATCATCTGATCTTGATGTGACAGCTTCTCCTTCTGTGTTAGTAACAGGGTCACCGTCACGATCAGTTACAACGCCTTTTTCATTAGAATCTTTCTCTCCGTCGCCATCACTATCGATGAAACTAGAAGAACGTCCCGTTGTAGTATCTGTAGTTGTAGTAACTTCAGTTCCACCACGAGTAGTAGAACGACTGACACTCTCACCGGCACGATTTACTGAATCTCGTAATGAGCCACCTCTATCAACTCGTCCCATGGGACCGCCTTCTTCTTCACGGGCGGCGGCATCGCCTACTCTATCAACAGGAGCATCTGCCGCTTCTATATCAGCGTAAGAAGGATCATCATAACCGCCTAATCTAGACGATTCAGTAAATGATCGTCCTCGACTCGGTGCCTCTTGTCCGTAAAAATCGTCTAACTCTTCTTGAGTAAATCCTTCCAATTGCTGACCTATCATTGCAGTCTGTGCAGAACCTACATCTGTACCATATTCCTTGGCAATGGAAGACTCAAAACCGCCTAAGTCCATTCCTGAAGTATCGCCACGGAATGCACCAGTTGATGTTGCAAGAGCCGCCGCTAGTGCGTCAGATGCACCAGCCGCTTTCGCTTCTTTGAATGCCGCTTGTGCATCAGCATCAGTAAATTGATCAGTTGTTATAAATTCTTTTTGTCCGGGAATGAATTGTTTCATTGCCACATCTGCGTATCCGCCACCGGCAGTCACTTGCAATTGCTGTTTAACTGCATCTGGCAGTCCTTCAAATGCGGCGTTCTTATATTCATCCATCTTTTGGTTCATGCGGTACAATGAAACACCAGCACCCAGTAGGTTTCCGGAGAACACTCCTAATGCCGCACCAGCCAACCCTTTAATCTGTGCTGATTTATATTTATCGACATTAGTTGCAACAGTACTATTCGGATTTAATTCAGAGAACCCACGAGCAATGCCCATCACAGGATCTGTCTTTGCAGTCCCGGTTGGCGAAGTATCTTGATCATCACGGCCACTACCGCCCTCATCGCCCCTAACAGTTGCGGTCTCTACCTTAGTTTCAGTAGGAGTTGGTTCAGTTTCTTCTTCGCCAGTAATCGCTTCCATCCGACTTTGTTCTGAATAACCTTCCGGAATTGGGAACTGGGGAACACCATTCATAAACGGGATATAGATGACATTACCTTCAGCGTTTCTGTACCTTTTCATTTCGTAGGGTACTTTAGCTGTCGGTGCTACTTGTTGTATCGGTGCTTGTGTCGGCTGTGTTGGTTGTACAGGCTGTACTGGACGGGGAACAGGCTGAGGTCCAATGGCGGCTACCTGTTGAAACTGCTGTGGCTGATACACAGATTGTGTTGGAGCTTGTTGCTGACCAGCATAACGAACAGCAGTTTGTACTGCTCCGGGTTGCATGTAAGCAGGTTGCTGTTGCCCGTAGAACGAAGGAATGTTCGATGCTGGTACCATACCACCTTGTTGGAATTGCATTGCCTCGTGGGGCACATCATCGGACATGACAGCCTCTTCTGAGTTGCCCATCTGACCCATGGCATCCATCTTCTGCAAACCTTGCTTCGCTTCTTGACGAAGCTCCATCAGACGATCAAGACCAATATAACGAACAACATCAGCAGGGAAAACGAATTCACCTTCACTGAGTTGTGCAGGAATGTCATCTCTGACCTCTTCTTGCAATGATCCTGCAGGAACATCATTACCAGATACTGGATCAACAGTACCGCCTTCGTCTAGCATTCCGCCTTCAGCCATTGCTTGCGGCTCCTCGTTTGTTGTTTGTTCCTGTGAAAGTGCCACCGATCCTAATTTTCCTGCAAGAGGAATACCTAGAACAGCACTGTAAAGAGAATATGGTATTTTTGCTTTTTTGTTTTTCTTCTTCGCATCTATGAATTTTTTAAGATCTAGTGCATTTGTAGTAACAGTTGTACCGTCTGGGCGTGTCTGTTCTATTTCTACAAGTGGAGCACCATACTTTTGAAGACGCTTTTCACTGATAAGAACCTTGTCATAAAAATCAATAACGCCTTCTCCACCGAATTCCATTTCTGGTGTAATTTCGACTGATTCCCCACTATCAGCTAAACGTCTTACTTCACCGATATTTATATTCAATGCTTTGGCAACTTGTTCATCTGTATACATACGCTGAAGAACTTCGTCAGCAATAGCTTCTGAATCTTCTAAGGAGGAACGGATAGTAAGCATTCTATCGATAATAGACTCAGGCAATACTAATGAATAAACTTGAATTGGATCTTCAGTTATTTCTGCTACGAAATCCTCTACATCACCTCCGACATCAATACCATAATCAACGAGTGAATCCATGAAATCATCGACTAACTTTTCTGCGTACTGTATGCCTTCAGCAGAAAGAGTTTTATATCCAAAGTCATTAAACTGAACAGTAACCATCGCACGAGCTAGAATAGATAAATTATTTTCAAATCTAGCGTTTTCAATATCATCTAAATATCCAGAAAATTCCATTGGATTATTTAAATATTCTTCGTATCCCATACCAGATAATATTTCTTCAACATCTGGAGACATCTTGGAATTAACGATATTCAGATCATCTATATTTTCCAGATCTGAATATTCTTTACGTATATCAAGACCCGTAAAAATTATATCAATTTTGCCAGATTGACTTCTTGTAAGAATAGCTTTCAGCGGCTCTTCAGTTGAAATGGCTTCAACTGCCCCTACCGCTCTACCAATTTCTCTACCGGGTGTAATTGCTAAATATCTATCCCCGTTTTGAACTGCTCTTCTGACAGCTTCCTTGACTCCCAGCACTTCCCAGTTATGTACCATTGGAAGAGTTGGATCACGGTATTCAGGCTTTGTGGGTCTAAGCGGTGTTGCTTCTTCCTCTTTTAATTCTAGGGGCGTTCCTTTCTGCGCACGTTGTTGGATATCAGATTGTAATTCTAATAGGTTAGTTACACCTTCACCGTCTGTTGTTTTTCCACGATTTAGACGGAGATGGAATAGTTGATCCCTTTCTGGGAAATGAAGACCCATTTCATCTTCTGATCTGGAATAAAATCCAATAACTGAACGATCTGAAAGCTCTCCGGTACGTCTAGCGGCTCTCTTTCCTTCTGGACCTTCCCGCAAACCATATGTAATTTCTTCATATGTATCTGGATCACCAATGTCTTGTTGATAAATATTATAACTAGTCATTGGAGTTCTTTGTTTAGATTGCGTCCCTATTACCGGCTCAGGCGACTCAAACTGAGGAGGAGGAGATTTTTTAATTATTTTTTTACCGCCAACAAAGCGTGGATTAACTGTCTCCCCCTCTCCTATCGGAGGAGGTATATCACCACGATATACACCACGACTCTCTAAACGCTCCGCTCGACGACGATCAATCTCACTGAGCATCTCTTCCTTTGTCATTAGCTTCTGACGATCCAGCCCAGTCTTAGGATCGTAATCGTCAAGCAATCCTAAATCTTTCATCTCTTCTGTCGGCACACCTTCCTTCTGCATCTCCTTGATATATGATGCGGCAGGCTTGGGTTTTGTTCGACCTCTTGGCGACCCTTCTACGGTCTCGCGTGACTTAAGGACATATTCACCGAATACATCCCCCATTTGTCTGCCAAGTAATCGACCTATTGCTGACATTATTCAGAAGCCTCTTCTCTGAGATATTTAAGATAGCGAAATGCGTCAATCGCACCTTGTGCTCTATGAATGGATACTATGTTGTCCGACTTCTCTAGTTTTGTGTGTTGTTCGGATATCATAATGTCCAAGTAATCGCAGAAGCCGTCCCATTGACGCTTCGTGCTAAGCATCGGTTTTAATTTACTGACCGCCTGCTTGCGGTTGCTGTGGTTGTTGCTCATTGCCTGTGAAACCTTGTTCGCCCGGTACTGGGGCTTGACCCATGCCGATGTTACCGCCGCCTGTGCCAGCAGTATCAGCTACACCCGGAACACCCTGTGGTGCTTCAGGTTGTGGATTCTCTTGCTTGTAAAGCTCAGCCTGTCTAGCCGCCTCTTCAATTGAATTAGTGACTTTGTCAGGATCGAGATCCATTGCCTTCGCAATCTCACGCATGATGTATGGGAACTTCGCATATGGTGCGAGCACTTGATTCGATGCAACTTGCATGAACTGCATGAGACGCTGTGAGCGTACTTCATTCGCCATCAACGATTCTGTGCCACGAGCTTTAACTTCAAGATCACCTTTAATCTCAGGATCGAAGTCAAACTGCATATTGAATCCGTACAAAGCCTCCCCTAATGGACGTAGCATGTAGTCATCAATGTTCTTAATGACAGTCTTAATGCCACCTGCCGCCGCATTCATCAGCATAGATATACCACTAGCTGTGCGGCCTACGCCTGCGACACCAGTCTGTCCGTGTGCGAAGGAGGGGAAGCCTGTTGACTCATCCGCAAGTACACGGGCTTTGTCAAACAATTGCATGTTCTCAGCAGATACATTCGGGAACTTCGTACCGAAGATAGCTTGTCCGGGTGCTCCCGCTTGTCTGCGGAATACTTTCCCCGGATACACTGAGAGATCTTGTCCGGGCACAAGATTTGTCTCATCGATTTCGATAAGCAAGTTTCCTGACAAGACTGCGTTGTCCACCGCCATACGCATGAAACCATTCATCAGCGTTTGTGTATCGTCCATGTTTTCTGCGATACCTACACCAAAGAAAGAGTAAGGATTTAACTCATATGGAACTGCATAGTATGGAATACGGGCAGGCTTAAATGGGTTGAGAACAGCACGAATAATTCGATTATTGCAAATCCAGATGTTCGCCTGTAACTCATCGACATCATCAAATTCTTCAGGAATATCTACTCCTGCTTCTTTCAATAGCTCTAAGTCAATCGCTCCCCAATATTCAAGAACTTCGTAGCGATTGATATCATATTCAATGTCGAAATCATTTAAGTCGTCTTCCCAGTATTTCTTGACATAGGATTCTCCCATGTCGATGACATCCTCGATGACAGACTCACGGAAGAAAGGACGCTTCTTGAGAGCACGGACTTGTGATCTAGACATCTTGTGTCTCTCAATCACATACTGTGCTTCATCCATATTGTCTGCATCTGGATCAGGGTAAAAGTTCCAAATAGAAACATGGTCAACAAAGGGTACTGTTTTAATTGTTGGGCTGTAATTACCTTCTTCATCCCAACTTGGGTATTCTTTGTCAATGGCAAATGGACCTTTCATGATCCCAGTACCAAACAACGCCATTTCAAATGCGGCACTGCGAAGTTTCTTCGATGCACTAGATTCCTCTAGCTGATCCATAATCTTCTTTTCCATCTTCTTAGCGGCATACATCGCAGGGAAGAATGTTTGTGAAGATGGCGTAACTCCTTCACCTTCTTGAAGATTTTCTACATCTTCTAGTTTAGGAGCTAATGGTCCCAACAAATCTTTCAGTGTTGCACCGGGAGGGAAGTCTTTACCATCTCCTGCATAACCATAAGGAGACTCAGTCAACTTGTTTGGTTCTTGTATCCCCTCATCAACACCTTCTGGTTTCTGAGGATCAAAGTGAACAGCAGTAGCTACACCTTCAGGGAGAACTGTCGGTTCGATAGAAAGAGGGAACTTCTGCCCTGCAAACAATACATCAACAATCTGACCGTATGCGGCAAGCGTTTTTGTTTTAGTTACTTTAATAAATACACGTGAACGCTCTGAATCAGTAAACTGAACATTCGGTCCATATATACCTCTGTAGTTACGATATGACTGTAACCACCGCTCTTCTTCTGTTCTACGAGTTGTTTCAGCTTTAGTGAAACGCTCGTCTACGTAGTTCATCAATCGATGCGTTGATGGGTCTTCATCTGAATAGCTAGTAACATCCTCTAATGTGATGGCACTATCTTCAATAATGAGATCGTTATCTTCCATATTTAATATCCGAAGGTTGAGTCTGATGGAACGAATTGAGATGTCGGTGAGTTAGATGGATCAAAATCCCATATTGAAAACCGTGGACGGCTCATAATTCCGTAACGCAATGCGTCATATAAGTGATCTTCTGCTTTTGTATCTACGTCTTCTGGATTCTTTTTATCCAGAGGTAGACTCGGAAGTTGTGAAATTATATTTGTACAGTTATTAAAGATAACCATTCGTGGTTCTTCTGAGAACTCATCGACTTGCAATCTTCTATGTAATTCGTTTTTACCTGCTTTACGTGATCCTGCAGAACGATCTGATGGTCTCCAGCGGCAACCCCTCTGAATCATCTGCTCAGCAAGGGAGGGTCCAATGTCACCACGTTTATGCCAACACGAACTATCTAGTACGCCGTACTTGATGTTCCCATCATCTTCCTCAAGTTCAAGCACCATATCTGCGAGATCAGTTGCCAAAACTTTACTAACGTATAACTCACGATAGACAACAAGCTGTTCGTCAGGAGTACAGGCAAACCAAACAACAGCAGAAAAAGAACCGTACCCATAATCACAGGCGCGAAACTTAACCCAATTACGAGGTATATCGTAAGGATCAGTAGTATGTATGGATCTGTCGAACTCAGGAAACGCCGCACCTTCAGCAACATCCCAATTACCCTCTAACAACTGTTTACGTTGATGCTCAGGCAAAGATAGGAGCATCGCTTCATAGTCACCTTGATCATACAGATACGGATTATCTGTTAGCATCGCAGGGATAAATCTTCTTTTGAACAATGGTTCACCGGCCCTGCTGTGACCAGAAGGATACACTAAAGTTTTCCCAGATTCAATCTCTGTTGCATGAAATGCTTTACCTGCTGGTGCAGGATCAATAAACATTTTCTTTACCCATTGGTGGCCGGGACCACCGGGGTTTGTCGTTGCCCTCATGTAGATAGGCAAATCAGGAGCAGTACTCCGTAAACGTGAACGCATGTAGTCCCAAGCAAAGGGACTATGCCACTGCGTTAATTCGTCAAAGCCAATCCAACTAAATGCTTGACCTTGGTAGCGCATGACATCTTCATCTCTATCGAGATAGGAGAACCAAAGCCTTGCACCAGATGGAGCAGTCCATTGCATCTTTCGTTCTGACCACTTGATACCGGGCCAGATCTTTGGATACATTTCCTGAGACTTCCAAACAAGTTCTCTCAGTTCTTCATTTGTATGTCGTAGTAGTAGTCCGCTGAAGCTGGGGTGACCCATAAATCGTAAAGGATCAGCCAACATTGCATAAGACTTACCACCGCCTGCGGCACCTCCATACAATACCTCCCTTTCGCCTGATGCTAAGAACTCAGTCTGAGGACCGGCATTTGGCTTGAAGATAACATTATGTTCTTCTTCAGGACGAATAGGCTCAAACTCTGGCTCTTCGTGAACATCGTTCCGGACTTCAATCGATGGCTGGCTCTGTATCTTCGGCTGTCTCTGACTGTTTGCAGATCCTTGCGCCGAGCCTCGTCCTCTCGATTTCCTCCGCCTTTTCGATTGCCGCTTTGTACCTTCTGGCCCATTCGCGGAGAGTTGCACTTCGTCTTTTGTTGGATTGCTCACTATCTATGCGCTTCTTTAATCCTACATGGGAAATGCTTCTTCCAGTTTGTTTTTCTAACCAGATAGAAACTTCCCGATAGCTGTATTGCTTTAAGTATTCTTTAGCTTTTTCAAGTGCCCTAAGCTCTCTTGGGATGGGCAATAACATATCTGAATCATTTGGATCTTCTTCATAACCAAAAGGAACAGTACGAGCTATTCTTGGTATCGGTAAAAAATCCTCATCAGCAATCGTGTTTTCAGGTTGTGGAAGTATCCATTTACCTGCTGATCGATTAGTCGTCATCCTCTACACGTTTCGGTGGAAGAATCATCACACCGCCTATTGCTTCAACTTGTACCTTCTCAGATTTAATAATACCGACACGATCCATGACTTCTTTAGCGGCATTCATCTTTTCCTTGATTCCTAACTCTGTAGGATCAACAATCGCACCAACCATTGCCATAGCCGCACGTGGGGCATTTCTGGCGAGGTACATGTTAGTGCGCTCTAAGATTTCTTCTCTCAGTGAATTAATAATATCGTTTGTTGAGTTCGATGGAGAATACCCAGCAAGCTTCTTCGCTTCTAGAATATCTCCACGTGCTTCATCAAAGAGCACATCGAGAAACTTCTGTTGCTTTTCAGTGAGTGTTCTTGCCATTCTTACTTTACCTTTCTGTATGCACTTGTTTTCTTTGCAATATTTTTAGGCTGTGCAACGAACTGTTTGCCCGATGCTTTCCCCTTCCGTTTGGCTTTCGTAGTAGCGGCATACTCGCTGGCCGAAAGAGCCTTGATAGCTCTCTCCGGTAGATAACGCTCCCCTGTAGCTTTCGGGCCTTGTGTAGATGGCTTGCCACTCTTGGTACGCCACTTTTGCTTTGTCCAAGCTTTCAGTGACTTCTGTGGTGCCTTCACGAGGTGTAACCTCCACCTTTTGCTTTATACTGTTTGGCAAGCATTTGAGCTTTTCTAGCTGACCATTGACCGGGCGCACCGCCCTTTCCTCCAGCTTTAATGCTGTTGAATAAGTTTTTGCGCATGGTGGGTTGTGTATAGTTTCCAGCCGCATTGACAGTACTCCCGCCCTTTGCATATTTAGTGACTGCATTATAGGGGCCACTCTTCGCCATACCGCCACCCATCATATGCTTCTTAATTTCTTTGGGGGACTTGCCAGCTTTCTTCATTGAGATTGCGACAGCGGCCTGTTGAGCTTTTGATTTGTATGGCATTATCCACCTACCGGATTGAAGAATTCTTCGACAGTACAGAATGCATCGGTATCAGGAACACCAGATCCTGCAGTACTTGTCGTTTCTACAGTTACATAATCCCCAGCTTCAAGGACAATAAATGCACCATCAAACTTAATAAACTCACCCTGAGTTAAGTTTTTACCACCAATAATAAAAAAACTAGTAGCTACAGATGCTCTGTACCACTGTACGTTAATATCACTGGCATTACTTGAAGCGTTAGTAATGAACAACAGACTCATGTGCGCCTTTGAATTGGCAGGACATGTATACAAAGTTACAGGTACATCATCCGTGCTTATAGCAACAATCTCAGACTTTGTTCTGCTGTTCTTAGCAATCGTCATATATCAGTTTACTTCTTTTTGGCGTAGCCACCAGATTTCATGTATCCCATTTTGTTACGTACATTTGTTGGGAGTTTCTTGAGACCTGTTGCACTAGCTGGTGCTTTCTTTAAAGCTGTTCCACCCATTGCCATCTTTAGTTTCTTACCAGTTGCTAAGCACTTACCTGCCGCCTTGCATTTAGTTTTAGATTTACATCCTTTACAATACGCCATGATTACTTCTTACCTTTCTTCTGTTGTAAATGATCAGTCACGCTACCGCCAGTAGCGTAGTTATGTTGATACATCTTACCGCCT